CAAGCACTACTTAAAGACCTAAAAGCTACTAGAGAGCAGCGAGTAACAAGAATTGAGTCGTCAAAACAGAGCTTTTTAGCTATTATCAGACAATTACAAGAGGAAGAGAACAAGGAATTGATGGGGCGACACATGGAAATCATGAGACAGGTATCAGAAAAAGAGATGGATAGGCTAGGAGCGCCCCATGTGTATGAAGATGGCTCGGCAGATTTGCCTATTTTGAATGCGGACACTATAGAAAATCAAAAGGAAGAAGCATGAAAGCAGTAATTTTTGGCGTTACAGGTCAAGACGGGTCATATTTAGCTGAATATTTGATACAAAATAACATCAAAGTTGTTGGTGTTACTCGAAGAACATCGTCTGACAACCTATCCAGACTGAAAAATGTCTTAAACTCATCATTTTTTAGTATTGTTTATGGAGATGTGACTGATTATCACTCGGTTTTGAATATTATTTCTGCCGAACAACCCGATTATATCTTTAATTTAGCTGCACAATCACATGTTAGGGTGTCTTTTGACCAGCCAATGCTGACTTTTGACTCAGTTGCTGTTGGTTGCTTCAATGTTTTGCAAGCTTTTCGTGATAGCGCACCATTTTCTAGGTTTTATCAAGCAAGTTCGTCCGAACAATTTGGAAATGCTGTCGAAGATGATGGCACTCAAGACGAAAATACGCCTTTCATACCAGAAAGTCCTTATGCAGTAGCAAAAGTAGCTGCTCACAACTTCGTAAACTGCTATCGCAACTCATATAATCTACATGCAAGCTGCGGAATTTTGTTTAATCATGAAAGTCCACGCAGAGGACACAATTTTGTCACTAGAAAAATCAGTTTGTGGGCAGCAAAGTTCATGTATTGCTATGAAAGAGGTCTTTCATTACCAAGAATCACTCTTGGAAATCTAAAAGCACGAAGAGATTGGGGTCATGCAGCTGATTATGTTAAGGCAATGAAACTAATTGTCGATCAAGAGAAGCCAGATGACTATGTTGTTGCTACAGGATCTACTCATTCAGTAGAAGAATTCCTTGAAGAAGCATGTATTGTTGCAGGAATTGATAATTATCAACAACATGTTGATATAGATCAGTCTTTGTTTAGACCTTCTGAAGTAAAACACCTTAGAGGAAATCCAACAAAGATTATGGAAGTTACTGGTTGGACTCCCACCGTCACTTTTAGTGAGTTAGTCAAAGACATGGTTCTTTCTGACTATAAACTTTATGAACAACAAAAAATATAAGGTAATAAAAGACACTAGAGAACAACTTGGGTGGGAATTCAATCCAAGTCCTTCATGTGAAGGAATGACTATCGCCACATTAAAAACTGGCGATTACTCATTAGAAGGTTTTGAAGATAAATTTGTGATAGAGAGGAAGGGAGATCTTAGTGAATTCTCTATGAACATCACACAAAAAAGATTTCATAGCGAATTAGAAAGACTTGAGAGCTTTGAGCTTCCATTTGTTATTTTAGAATTTACGATGGAAGACATTTACAAGTTTCCTCAATCTACTCAAATCCCCCCAAGCAAATACAAGTTTATAAAAATAACTCCGCAGTTTATTGTAAAAGCACTTTTAGATATAGAAGTACAATTTAAGACAAAGATTATTCTTGCAGGAAAATTTGGGCGAGAAGTAGCTTCGAGTTTATTTAAGAGAGTGTGTGAACATTATGGACAAACTTAAAAAAGTTTTAGATAAAGCTTGGATGCTCTCTGAAAAAGAAATAGTTGGCATCAGACCTGGTGCTGACATTTCTCAGATTGAATCTCTTTTAGACTTGCCCATAGATGCAATTCATCCATTTAAAGTAATGACTCATGCAGACAAAGAAAATCCGCATGTACATTTATTAAAAATAATGAGAAATCCAGATTACTTTCCATTTACATGCAAATTGTTATTCGACATAGAAATAATGCCTTTTCAGCATTTAATTTTAAAAGAACTTTGGAATCGCCCATTCCCCATGCTTATTGCTGGTCGTGGTAGCGGTAAGTCTTTTATTCTTGGCTTGTACGCTATGTTAAGGCTTTTATTTACACAGGGTTGTAAAATAGCAATAGTTGGTGCTGCATTTAGACAGGCAAAAGTTATTTTTGAATATATGGAAAATCTTTGGGTTAGCGGTAATATTTATAGAGATTTGTGCGGATCTGGTCGTGGCAAAAATAATCGTGAACAAGGGCCAAGCAGATCTGTAGATAGATTTGACATGATTGTTGGCGATAGTGTTGGATTTGCGCTTCCTCTCGGTAATGGCGACAAGATTCGTGGTCAAAGAGCAAACTATACAATTGCTGACGAATTTGCTTCTATCAAAGAAGAAATTTACCAAAATGTTGTGAGAGGCTTCTCTTCGGTGGCAGCTTCTCCTGCTCAATCAGTTAAAGATCAAGCAAGAATCAGGTTAATGAAACAATTAGGATTATGGTCAGAAGATAATGAAAAAGAAGAAAGTCGCACACTTAGAGCAAACCAAAACATAATCTCAGGAACAGCTTACTATTCCTTTAACCATTTCTATAAGAACTGGAACTCTTATCGAACTATCATCAATAGTCGTGGTGATACAAAAAAGCTCGAAGAGTTTTTCCAAGGACCAATACCAGCTGGCTTTAACTGGCGTGATTACTCAATAGTAAGAATACCAGTAGAGTTACTACCAATAGGATTCATGGATCAGAAGCAGATATCTTCAGCGAAAGCGACAAGCACCAAGGCGAATTATATGATTGAATATGGTGCAACATTTGCAACCGATTCCGAAGGATTTTTCAAGCGTAGCTTAATAGAGTCTTGCGTTGTTGGAAAAGCTGGAACTTCCTTAGCAGATATTAATTTTTCAGCCTCTTTAGTGGGCGAGATAGGCATTGAGCATGTGATGGCTGTTGATCCGGCATCTGAAAGAGATAACTTTTCTGTTATTATTTTGGCTTTACATCAAAATATGAGAAGGATTGTCTATTGCTGGACAACTAATAGGGCAGCGCATAGGGAAAGATTAAAGCGAGGAATCACAAAAGAACAGAACTTTTACTCTTATTGCGCCAGAAAAATAAGGGATTTAGCTAAGTTATTTCCATGTAGAGAGATTGCCATTGATAGTCAAGGTGGTGGTATTTCGGTAGAAGAAGCCCTACATGACGAGTCAAAGCTCTTGCCAAATGAGGTTCCGTTCTGGAGAACTATAGATCCAGATATCAAAAAAAGAAAAGATTCTGATGATAAAGCTGGCCAACATATATTAAATATGGTTAATTTTGCAGATGGAAAGTGGGTCGTAGAAGCAAATCACGGTCTTAGAAAAGATATGGAAGATAAAGTATTGCTATTCCCATTTTTTGATAGCGTATCTATAGGATTAGCTTTTGAAGATGATAGAGATAAAGGGCGTATTGTTTACGATACATCTAGTGGCAAAGATATACAGTTATATGACACTTTAGAAGATTGTGTTATGGAAATAGAAGAGTTAAAAGATGAATTAGCCAGCATAGTTCATACATTAACATCTGGTGGTAGAGATAGATGGGATACTCCAGACTTTAAAGATCAGATAAGAGGAAGCAGAACAAGAAAAGATAGATATTCATCTTTGCTTATGGCTAATATGACAGCTAGACAAATACAAAGAACTATAGTCCAAGACAATTATGTTTCTGTTGGTGGATTTTCTAATTCTTTATCTGGCAAAAATACAGGCAAACCTTTATATATAGCCCCAGAATGGTTTAACCAAGGATTGAAAAAGAGCGGAAATTATGGCGAAGCTATAAGAAGAGATTCGGTGTAATTCAATTATGATCTAATTACAATTTAATAAGCAGGATAAACATGAGCGATAAAAAAGACTTATTCGTTACTTGGGAAGAAAATAACTTAGAATCTAAAGAAAAAGCCATTGCTAAGAGCAATAATAATGGCCAAGCAGTTAAGAAGACTGTTGGTACAAGTAGTTATAAAAACATTGAATCTCCAAACATTTCTGTTCGTGAAGGCTTTGATCGTAGGGATTACGACTTTTTTAGGCCAAATGAACAAATACCAGTCCGTGATAAAGAAATAATGACGGCCTGTATGCAAGCTTATGAAAGAATAGGCATTGTTCGCAATACTGTAGATATGATGAGCGAATTTGCTTGCCAAGGAATTGACTTGGTTCACCCAAACCAAAAAATAGAAAAGTTTTATAAAGAGTGGTTCAAGAAAATTAGAGGTAAAGAAAGAACTGAAAGAATACTAAATCTTTTATATCGTGCAGGAAATGTAATTATTAAAAGAGCAAACGCCATATTAAAACCAGAAGAAATAGACATTATCCAAAAGGGTATGGCAGCTGAAACAAAAAAGAATTTTATTAAAAAACCAAAACAGTCACAAGTTCCTTGGGAATATACTATATATAATCCAACAACAATAGAGGTTTATGGCGAAGAAGTAGCTCCATTTATTGGCCCAAAAGCTTTTAGATTTGGCGTTAGATTAACAGAAAGTTTTTCTAGAAAAATAAAAAATCCAAAATCCGATATAGAAAAAGAAATTGTAAAATCATTACCTAGTGAAATGGATGATTATGCAGTTCGTGGCGGATTTTTAATTCCGTTAGATGTAAATAAAACTGTAGCTTTATACTACAAGCGTGATGATTGGCAAGTATGGGCAAAGCCGATGTTATATGCTTTGCTAAAAGATTTGCAAATGTTGGAAAAAATGAAATTAGCTGATTTAGCAGCTTTAGATGGAGCTATTAGCCATATCAGACTTTGGAAGCTTGGATCGCTTGAACATCGTATTTTGCCAACCGAAGAAGCAATTAATCGTCTTGCTGACATGCTATTAAATAATGTCGGTGGCGGAAGCATGGATCTTATTTGGGGTCCAGAAATTGATGTTGTTGAAACTAAAACTGATTTAGTTAATTTTTTAGGCGAAGAAAAATATAAGCCTATTTTAAATTCTATTTATGCCGGACTTGGTATTCCGCCATCACTTACTGGTTTGCCAGGAGGATCTGGCTTTTCAAATAATTATATAAGTTTGAGAACTCTTATAGAAAGACTTCAATATGGCCGTGATGTAGTTGCTGAATTTTGGGAAAAAGAAGTAAAGCTTGTTCAAATGGCTATGGGATTTAAAGCACCAGCCCAAATAGTATTTGACCATCAAACTTTATCAGATGAAGCAGCAGAAAAGAGATTGTTGATTGAACTTGCCGATAGAGATCTTATTAGTGAGGAAGCGGTTCAAGAAAGATTTAATCTTATACCAGAAATTGAAAGTGTTCGACTTAGAAGAGAAAGAGATTATAGAAAACAAGATATGCTACCTCCAAAGGCATCTCCTTTCCATAGTCCGCAGCATAAAGAAGCTGTTGAAAAAATATTTACACAACTTGGAATTTTGCCACCAGAATATTTTGGCATAAAAGCTCCGGCATCTTCTATAGCTCCGGCGCAAAATCCAACTAATCAAAATGATGAGCAACCAAAAGGTGAATCTGGACAGGGAAGACCTCTCGGAAAAACTGATAGCTTGCCAAGAAAAAGAAAAGTGATTAAGCCAGCTATGGCATCTGATTTTATAGATAGGCTTAATTGGGCAGAGCAAACACAAAAGACTATAGCAGAAATAGTCCAGCCAGCTTATTTAAAGAGTATAAACAAGAAAACACTAAGAGATCTTTCTGTTGCACAAATAAATGAGTTTGAACATATTAAGTTTGCTCTATTATGCAAAACAGAACCAGATCAAAAAATTAGTAAGACTTTTATTTTTAATTCATTAAAAGAGAAACTTGAAATACCTACTGATGTAGAAGACTTCTTTAAAACTTGTATGGCTAAGTATTTAGAAAAAACTGGCAATTTACCAACATCAGAAATAACTAGAAAAATACAGGCTTCTGTATATGCGATGCACACAATCGGATTACAAAAAACCGATAATATTGATAACTCTTCATCGCAGATATCATGAACTAATAGATAATGTTCAGCATATTTATAGATGTAGAGTTTTCTTTAAACACCATCCTATTATTTATGTTTTATGGGCAGACCCAGAGATTTCCAAAAAATGGATTTTAGATGAATTACAAAAAAATAATTTAATACATAAAGTTATTTATAGAAATACAGTAGACAAAACAGGAAGTACAAGTTTTTATGAAAGTATTAATTTTAGAAAAGCGTTACCAATTATTTTTGATGAAAACGGAAATGACTGTTTTGTAATTGTTCATGCCACAGACACTAAAGTAAGTCCTATGGCTTATAATATTTTTGAAAAACAAATTAACCAAGGTTTTGATGCTTCTGTTTTTAAGTGGAATTCAGAAATGTTAAACGCATGGAAAACTGCTGTTTTTGCAGTTACATCTAATCAAGATGTTTGGCCACCATTAATAAATAATAATAACCCAGATGTTTTAGAAGCTGCTTGGCCAAAAAGTTTGAATTATAATAATTTAAAAAAAGTGAAAGTTAATGGATTTTTTGATAATTTTTATTTTGATTCAAAAAATACATCTGAGTTTTTAGCTCAGTTTGCAGACAAACCTCAAATTCAAATAGATACAATTTCTTTGTGCATAAGCGGTTATGTTCCATTGTATAAAAGAATACTCAATTGGTTTGGTGTATTTCTTAAAAAGAGGTGACACTATGATTGAACCATTCAAGACAGAAATTGAAGACGGTGTTTCCGAATTTGTAAAAGCTAGTAATTCCATAGCTTTTGATATGGTAGCTTCGGAATCATCTGTTGATGAACAGCTATTTATTAATAACAAGTTTAATAAAACAATAGCTGAAATAGCAAAAGCAGAAAATAAAAACCAAGAAGACTTATTTTATTTAAAGTCTATTTTGGTAAGTACAGGCTGGAATAAGAACGATGATGTTTTTGATGCAGAGGAAATGTGGAAAGCTAGAAGTACGCCAGAAGATAAACCATTTAATCTTGAACACAATCAAGACATTATCATTGGTCACATTACTGGTTGTTATCCAGTTGATGAAAATGGTTCGCCTATAACTTCTGATACTCCTCCAGAAAATTACAATATTGTTACATCTGCTGTAATTTATAAAGAATGGGAAAATCAAGAAAAGAAATTGCAGATTAATGATATAATTACGCAAATCCCTAATGGCACTTGGTTTGTGTCGATGGAAGCTTTGTTTAGCAACTTTGATTATGCTATGACTGATGGTAAAAAAACCAGAATTATAGCAAGAAATGAGGCTACCTCATTTTTAACAAAGTATTTAAGATCATATGGCGGAACTGGTGTTTACGGAAATCAAAAGATAGGCCGTGTTTTAAGAAATATAATATTTTCTGGAAAGGGCTTAGTTCGTAAACCAGCCAACCCAGATAGCGTTATACTACAAACCGAAGCAAAAATAGTTGATTTGGGGTATGAAAGTCTTGAGACTCCAGAAGTTAAGGAGAATTTTTCAATGTCTGAACAGATTGTCGAAAAGACCGAGGCAGCTGAAATGGAAAAGAAGGTTGAAGTCGCTGTTGAAAATACAGCCAAACTAGAGACTGAACTTTCTGAAGCTGTTGCCAAGGCAAATCTTATGCAGCAGGAGCTTACCAAAGCTACTGAAGAATTGCAGAAGATGAAAGAAGAGAAGAAAAAGAGTGATCGCATTGCTCTTGTTTCTGAAAAGCTTGGCATGTCCAAGGCAGAAGCAGAAGGCATTGTGTCATTCATGAACAACCTTGAAGATGAGTCATTTGCTGGCGTTATTGCCAAACAGAGTGATTATCTTTCTATGAAAATGGCTGAATATGAAGCTGCTGCTAAAAAGCTGAATGAAGAACTCATGATGCTTAAGAAAACAGCTGAAATGATGCCAAATCCAGAAATGGAAAAAGAAGAGACTTGCTCTTGTCCTAGAACTGTAATGGCAGAAGAGGACAATGCAGAAGTAGTCGCAACTGAAGAAGTTTTAGATAACGCAGAAGTTAAGGAAGAAGCTGCTTTGAATGTTCCTGCAAATGATGCAGATCCAATTCAGACAGTCGCTTCTCAAATCGCTGCCTATCTTGGTGTTGAAACTGAAAACCTTGGCAAGAACGAAGAATAAGGAGAAACATTCTCATGGCTCTTAAACCAGATCGCAACATTGTTGTTACCGATATTAGCAATCTTTGCAATATCGAAATTGAAAAGGGCGAAGTATTGGTATTCGGCGTTTCCGGTTCCGGTGCTTTGGCTGATGATGTAGCTACCGTAACTAGGGCATCTAATCCTTCCGGCCTTGTTCCAGCTGGTCTTTGCTTGGCAGATGTAGTGTCCATCGACATTACTCGTCAGCATCGCAACTGGCACAAAGATGAACAGTTGGTTGGCGAAAAAGTTCCTCTTCTTACGAAGGGATGGGTTGTTACTGATAAGATCGCTTCTGGGGTTTCTCCAGCAGCTGGCGAATCCGCTTATTTGGCAGCTAATGGTTTGCTAACCGATACTCAGACCTCTGGAACTCCAAAGGTCGGTCAATTCCTTGGTGGAGTTGATTCTGATGGGTATGCAAAAGTATTCATTGACCTTCCAATCGTATAATAAAGAGGAGAAACTAATACCATGAAGACCCCAACTCCAGAAATGGTTAAACTTGCTGAACAGGCTGGTAGCAACAATTATGAAGTTGCTGTAGCTGCTCAGAAGGAACTTGCCAAGGCTCTTACCCTTCCTTTGCGCCAAGGCGTTTTGAAGGGCGATATTCTTGGAAACATCTTTGAACAGGTTGTTTTCCAGCCAGGTACTGCTGTTGAATTCCCTCTCGATTTCCTGTCTCCAGGTTCTGAGAAGGACTTCATCGCTTACACCATTCCTTCCCAAGGTCGTATTCCAGAACGCCATGTTGAAGGCGATTATCTGACTGTACAGACCTATGAAGTTGGTGCTTCCATCGACTTCTCCCTTAAGTATCTTCGTGATGCTCGTTGGGATATTGTTGGTCGTGCAATGCAGACCCTTGAAGCTTCTTTTACCCGCAAGAACAATAATGATGGTTGGCATGTAATCATCGCTGCTGGTAAAGGTAGGAACCTTCTTGTGACTGACAGCGTTGCTACCGCTGGTTACTTCAGCAAGAGGCTTATTGCCTTGATGAAGACCGTGATGCGTAGGAATGCTGGTGGTAACAGCACTTCCATTAATCGTGGAAAGCTTACCGATCTGTATGTATCTCCAGAAGCTATGGAAGATATTCGCACTTGGGATATTAACGAAGTTGATGACTTCACCCGCCGAGAAATTTTTGTTTCTCAGGAAGGTGGTTTATCTCAGGTTTTCGGCGTAAATCTTCATGAGATTGATGAACTTGGTGTTGGTCAGGAATACCAGCTTTACTACACCTCTACCTTGTCTGGCTCTCTGTCTGGCAAGAGCGAGTTGGTCGTTGGTCTTGACCTTGAGAAGCGTGACAGCTTCGTTATGCCTGTTCGTCAGGAAATCGAGATCTTTGAAGATCCTACTTTCCATCGTCAGCGTAGGATGGGTATGTACGGTTTTGGTGAACACGGTTTCGCTGTTCTCGATAACCGCCGTGTACTCTTGGGCGGTTTCTAATAAGACCTATATAAAAATAAAAAGGGCAGGGCGAAAGCTCTGCCTTTTTTTATTGCATTCCCGATTTCTTCCTATAATATATTTTTAGGAGGAAAACATGGCAGTATGTAATGCTAGATCAACAGAATTTAGAGTTGGAACAAAACCCTTAACAAATTTAGTTTGCTTTCAAAATAAATTATTTCCAAGCAATGTAAATTATACAGATTTTGTCGGAAAAGTTGTATCTCTTGAAAAAGAAAATAGAAATTCATATTTTTATAGTTTTTTAGAGCAAGCATCTTTGCTAGATTCTTACGAATACTTTATTTTTGTAGAAAATTCTCAAAAGCTATCTCCGCATGTTTATAACAATTTATCAACTTGGAAACCGTTGCTTAGATATCAAGTTGATTTGGCTGTTTTAAAAATATGTAATGGTCCAATGCCAGAAAGTAAATCATCAGAATACTCAACTACTTCATATATAGAAGAAACTACGACCGGCCCATTTTTAATCTCTTCAAGGCATTTAAAAAAGTTTATTAAAAAAGTACATGATAGAAATTCAATAATTCAAACATTAAATCAATTTTTAAAATTTTGTAATACTGTTTGTTTTTGGCCGAAAGTTAATTTAGCAACAGATAATATAAAACTTGAACATCAATTTTTAGAATTTCCAATAGTGTTTCCTGACGGTGTTCCAAATAGAAGTTTTAATAATGACTATATAGATTTAGCCAGTTTGATAGTTAATAATAATATTATATACATTGGTTCTTCCGCAGCAGATTTGTTAATATTAGCACAAGCTGGATGTAAAGTTATTTCTTATAAACCAAAAAATAAAATTGATTTTATAGATAATAAAATTTGGTTACAAAGATTTGGTCTTGAGGATAGAGTTACTTTTGTTGATGATAACTTTATTCCAGACAATGAAAATTATGCGGTTGTATACTCAACTCATCAAGACATAGAAAATTCAATTAAAACAAGATACTTAGCTTATTTCCCTTTTAGCGTGTTTCTTAACAGAAGTATTTCTTTGCAAGAAGCTCAAGTTATGAATATATCATTACAAAACTACACTTCAAATATAAAGGTTAAAGTATGATAAATAATGATGTTGCAATAATAATGTATTATTGGAATCATTATAAAAGAAAATCCTTATTAAATAATTTTTATATATGTCATAATAATCTATCAAAATATAATGCTATAATTATACCGATAGAAATTTCTACAAATGGTAGTTTTGATTTGCCATTTCCAGGAACTATAAAATTTCAAACAGATCAGTTATTATGGCAGAAGGAAAGGGTTATTAATTATGTTTGTCAAAAATTAACGGATGATATAAAATATGTTTCTTTTATTGATGGAGATATTCTTTTTTCAGAAGAAGACTGGATAGAACAAGCAAAACAAAAAATTGATAATAAAGAAAACTTATTTATTCAACCGTTCTCTTCTGTTCATTATTTACCTAGAAATCATACTAAATACAATGGATTTTATACATTTAAACACGATTCTATTTCAAAACAAGTCGTTGTTTCTGGCGGAAAAGATGGTTATAAAAAAACGCTATTTTCAGAAGACTTTGTTTATGGAAATCCAGGTATAGCTTGGATAACCAAAAAAGAAACATTATTAAATAACCCTCTATATGATAAATGCATAGTTGGCGGAGGAGACACAATAAATATAATCAAGTGGTTAGATTTAGAAGAAACAAAAAGTATACCATTTATAAAGTATAAAAAATTTAAAAACAACTTTATTGACGATTTATTAACTTTGCCCAAAAACAATATTGATATTGATTATATAGATCAGCCGGTTTTTCATCTTAATCATGGAAATAAAATAGATAGACAATATGCATCTAGATTTGATTTATTAGATAATAATGATTTTTCATTGCAAAAAGATCTTGCTATAGAACAGGGTATATATAGATATGTCGGAAATAGTAATTTACTAAAAGATATTAATAAATTTTTTAATGATAGAAATGAGGATTTAGAATGAACGATTGTTATATAGTTTTAGGAACATATAGATCTGGAACTAGCGTTATATCAAAAATAATTAGTTCTTTGGGCATAAGTATGTCTGAAAAAAGTCCACAATCTGATAATGCATTGTGGTATCCAACTGGTAGTTTTAATGATAAATTTTCAAATTATATTTCATTAAATACATCTACATATTGGAAATTAAAAAAAGAAAGCTGCGTTTTTAATAAAATGGGAATAAGATCTTTTGATCTTTTAAGAAAAGGTGTTTTTGCAAAATTAATTAATGATTGTGATTTAAACATTGGTTTAATATGGTCTATGAGAAATATAGAAAAATCTTATCAAGAATATGTTTCTTTACTTGGTAGACAAGCTAATCCAGATACCATAGAAAAACAGCATGAAATTTGTCAAAATATATTCAATTCTTTTAATGGTAAAAAAATAACTATAAATTATTCAGATTTGATGCAAAATACTAATCAGATTGCAAATCAATTAGCAGATTTTTGTGGTGTATCATATATAGATGGATGCACTACAGGAATAACTCCAAAATACTTGGAATAAACAATGCATTTCAGCAAAAAACCATCGAGAATACAAGATCAAGATGATTTTGTAGGAGTTCCCGCTTCTGGACAAGTAATTAAGTTCGATGGAACTAATTTTGTTCCAGGCGTAATTACTGGTTCACAAGGTTTTCAAGGAAATCAAGGAACGCAGGGTTCACAGGGTTCGCAAGGAAATCAAGGAAATCAAGGGTTTCAAGGCGAACAAGGAATTATAGGTGTTCAAGGTTCTCAGGGTTTTTCATTTGGTTTTTCTGAATCTTTATCAACATTAACAAAAACAATCGGATTAAAAACATTAGTAATTTCTAATATATTATCATTTAGGGCTGGCGTAAGAGTAAGAATAGTTGACATTACTAATAATGATGATTTTTTAGAAGGAAAAGTAACTTCTACAAATCCAGTAACAAATGAAATAACTGTAGATGTTGATTATGTAACAGGAACTGGAAGCGCAAGTATATGGGATGTTAATATAACAGGCGAGCTTGGCTATCAAGGCTATCAAGGTATAAATGCCCCATCAATTAAATATATATATAGCACTTCTATCTCCGGTGTTCCAACACCATCTCAGTTAAGATTCAACAACCTCACTATATCTTCTGCAACAACATTAAGTTTAAGTGCTTATGATATTAATGGAAATGAAGTTCATGAGATATATAGTCTTTTTGACAATTCTACAAATTCTACAAAATCAATATTGTTTATTCAATCAATAACAAATCCTTCAAAGTTTACAGTATTTAAAATAACATCTTCTACTACAGTTAATGGAACATATGGTTCTTTTAATGTTTCTCATGTTCAATCTAGTGCTGGGTTTTCTTTAATCGCAAATGAATTAATTTCTGTATCTTTTGTTTTAGTTGGCGATCAAGGTTTTCAAGGTTCGCAAGGTTTTCAAGGGTTGCAAGGAAATCAAGGGTTTCAAGGTAATCAAGGATTTCAAGGTAGACAGGGTTTTCAAGGAAACCAAGGTAGCCAAGGTTTTCAAGGGAATCAAGGTTCTCAAGGTAGTCAAGGATCTCAAGGATCTCAAGGAAACCAAGGATCTCAAGGAGAACAAGGCAATCAAGGATTTCAAGGTTTTCAAGGTAACCAAGGAATACAAGGCTCACAAGGAATACAAGGTTCACAAGGTTATCAAGGAAATCAAGGATTTCAAGGAAACCAAGGTATTCAAGGTAGTCAAGGACAGACTGGAGCAGGAGTTACCATACAGGGATCTGATACTTGGGAAAATATATTTAATAATGAAACTTCTGGTGCTGTACTTGGTGATATGTGGCTACTTACATCAACAGCACAAGGAACTGCTTCTCAAGCATGTCCAAATCCATCTAATGGTTCCGCTGCAATAGGTGACGGTGTTGTTTATACAGGATCAAGTCCTGTTTATTGGCAAAATGTTGGTCCTATTAAAGGATCTCAAGGACAACAAGGATTTCAAGGTAACCAAGGTTTTCAAGGGTCGCAGGGTAACCAAGGTAATCAGGGTCTTCAAGGCAACCAAGGGTTTCAAGGTAACCAAGGAAATCAAGGTAATCAAGGATTTCAAGGGAATCAAGGTTTATTAGGAAATCAAGGATTACAAGGCGAGCAGGGTTTTCAAGGAGAACAAGGATCACAGGGTAATCAAGGTTTTCAAGGGGAACAAGGATCACAAGGTGATCAGGGTTTTCAAGGAGAACAAGGATCACAAGGTGATCAGGGTTTCCAAGGGGAACAAGGTTCACAGGGTGATCAAGGCAATCAAGGTTTCCAAGGGGAACAAGGATCACAAGGTGACCAAGGTTTCCAAGGAGAACAAGGGTCACAGGGTGATCAGGGTTTCCAAGGGGAACAGGGATCACAAGGTGATCAAGGTAATCAGGGTTTCCAAGGTGAACAAGGGTCACAGGGTGATCAAGGTAACCAAGGTTTCCAAGGGGAACAGGGATCACAAGGTGACCAAGGTAACCAAGGTTTTCAAGGCGAACAAGGGTCACAAGGTGACCAAGGTAACCAAGGTTTCCAAGGAGAACAAGGGTCACAGGGTGATCAAGGTAACCAAGGTTTTCAAGGGGAACAGGGATCACAAGGTGATCAAGGTAGTCAGGGTTTCCAAGGGGAACAAGGTTCACAAGGTGAACAAGGTTTTCAAGGAAATCAAGGTGGCCAAGGATATCAGGGATCAACTGGTAGCTTTGGTGGCGTAACAGTTGAATATAAAATAGACACAAATAATTACTCAATCAACGACCCAGGTGACAATTATATAAGATTTAATAACGCTTCTCTTGCATCAGCTACGCATGTTATAATTGATGATAATCCAAATAATGCAAACATAGATCTTTCGCTATTCTTAAATACAATCTCTGCTTCAACAAGCACTATAAAAGGTCATTTTAAATTATCTAAGAAAAATGACTCTACAGTATTTGCACTTTATACTATAAGCAATTCCTCAGAAGAAGAACCTAGTTTTTTTGATGTTACAATTTCTTATTTATCTGGAAGCGGAACATTTTCTAATGATGATGAAGTATTACTTACTTTTGCAAGAACTGGAGATAAGGGCGATTCTGGATATCAAGGATTCCAAGGTAACCAAGGTTTTCAAGGTACTCAAGGATCACAGGGCAATCAAGGCAACCAAGGTTTACAAGGAAGTCAAGGATTACAGGGTAATCAAGGTTTTCAAGGAAACGCCGGTGTTAGTGGCGGTTTAGTTTTATTTTTTGATACTACCGGTGGATCATATCCGCAAACTGGAGAATTATTAACGAGTGTAAATGCCGGAACACAAACCACAATTACAACTGGTAGTTTAAATATAGCAAATAATTATTTGGTTGGAACATTTACGACTCAAGTTGGCGCTTTAACTTCAACAGTTATAACTTCTGGTGTTTGGGAATTAAATTTATATGCACTTTCAAGCACTACTGGCCAAGTGCCGACTATGCATTATGGTATTTATTATGTAGATTCAGATGGCACAAGCAATGAAACACTAATTATACAAGGTTCATCTTCATCAGCTTCTGCTATTTTAACAACTCAATCATTAGTAGTTTCAGATCTCGTTGTTCCTGCTACAATTTTGCCAGATTTAACTAAAAGATTGAGAATAAAAATATATGTAAATATAAGACAAAATAATAGTTCTGCCACTTTTGAGTTTCGTGATAATACTCAAACGCATATTCATACAACTTTAGTTTCTAATCCAGCAACAGGTCCGCAAGGTTATCAAGGATTGCAAGGACAACAAGGATCACAGGGGCATCAAGGTAATCAAGGTTTTCAAGGTATACAAGGTTCACAAGGTTCACAAGGTAACCAAGGTTTCCAAGGGCAACAAGGATCACAGGGTAACCAAGGTAATCAAGGTTTTCAAGGGGAACAAGGGTCACAGGGTGATCAAGGCAATCAAGGTTTCCAAGGTGAACAAGGGTCACAGGGTGACCAAGGTAACCAAGGTTTCCAAGGTGAACAAGGGTCACAGGGTGACCAAGGTAACCAAGGTTTTCAAGGTGAACAAGGTTCACAGGGTGAT